ACCAAGGTGGTCGGCGTCTCCTCGACGGTGGAGGCGACCAACAAGGCCGGGCGCAAGAGCGAGCTTGCCCGCGAAATCATGAAGGCCGGCCGGGAATTGCGCACCGACATGGAGGCGCGCAGCTGCGGCAATTACGCCTCGGTCGCGCCCGCGGCAGGAACGGCGGGACAGACGGCGGGCGCGCTTGCCTGGCTGACGAGCAATACGAGCCGCGGCACGAGCGGCGCGAGCGGCGGCTTCAATTCCGGCACGGGCATCGTGGCGGCGGCAACCAACGGCACGCAGCGCGCTTATACCGAAACCCTGCTTAAGGGCATGCTCCAGTCGATCTGGGCCAAAGGCGGCAATCCCAAGATGGTGATCACCGCCGGCGGCCAGAAGCAGACCGCCGCGGCCTTTGCCGGCCTGGCGCAGCAGCGCCGCGATACGGGCAACAAGAAAGCGACGATCATCGCCGGTGCGGACATTTACGTGTCCGACTTCGGCGAGGTGCAGTTCGTGCCGTCGCGCTTCTGCTCGGCGCGCGACGCGCTGATCGTCGACCCCGAATATTGGGAAGTCGGCACGCTCGACCCGCTCGGCGTGCAGGACCTGGCCAAGACCGGGCTTTCCACGCGCAAGATGCTGAGCGTCGAATGGGCGCTGAAGTGCCTTAACGAGGCGGCTTCGGGCGCAGTTGCCGATTTAACCTAAAAAAGAGAGGGAGGGGCGGACCTGCGCCGTCCCTCCCCTGTCCTGACGAACCTAAAGGTGGAGCACCCATGCCCGATTGGGAGCTGATCGACCATGACGCCGCGCGTGGCGTGCGCAAATATATCGCCGCGGGCGACGAGCCGGACAGCGTGGTGGTGCGCACCGAGATCGACGATGGCGCAATCGTTGAGCGCAACAAGACACTGCAGAATGAGAGCTTCGATCGCCGCGGCGAGATGTGGCATGCGGCATCGATCCCGACGAGCGTGATGTATGAATGGCTCACGCGGTTCGGCGTGAATGCGTGGAACCCCGCGCATGCCGACGGGGTGAAGAAGCTGCTCAATTCCAGCGACTATCGCTGGTGCAAGGTGAAGCACATCATCTTGTAGCGGGCGCGGCGATGGTCCGCCGCCCGGCATGCTGGGCTTTGCCGGCACGACATTCCTTAAAACCAGACGAAGGAGGCCCCGATGGCCGAACCGCAGAGCTATGCGGAGCTGCAAGCGTGCCTGCTTGCCTGGCTCGATGACAGCGCCGCCAATATCAATCCGGCCGAGTGTATCGGTCTGGCCGAGCGGCGGCTGACGCGGCTGCTGAACGTGCCGGAGATGGAGGCGACCACTACGCTGAACGCCGGCGCGGGGATGATCGACCTGCCGCCCGATTTTCGCGAGGTGCGCGAATGCACGCTCAATACGTCGCCGCGCATCACCCTCGAGGCGAGTGCGCCGGCGACGCTCAGGATGCTGTTTCCGTCAAACGAGGTCGGCCGGCCCTTGGCCTATGCGATCAGCGGATCGTCCCTGTTGCTGGGCCCCTCGCCCGATGGCGCCTACACGATCCAGCTCGTCTACAAGCAGGCCATTCCGGCGCTGTCCGAGGCGAGCCCGACCAACTGGCTGCTGCTCAAGCACCCCGATCTCTACGTCGCGGCGAGCCTGGCCATGGCCGAGTTCCGCGGGTGGAACGATGCGCGGCTGCCGATGCTGAAGGCCTGGTATGACGAGCTGATCCAGGAAGTGAACGACGCCGGCCAGCGTATCCGCCATGCTGCCGGGCCGATCCGCATGCGCGCCCTCGTGACCGACGCATCGGGCACGCTGCCCCAAGGGATGATGCGATGACGCAGATCCTGTTCGGGGAATGGCTGCCTGATCAGCCGGCGCAGCTCAACGCCGGCCTGACAAAGGCGGATGGCGTCGTGGCGATTATGGGCGGCTATGCCCCGGTCGGAAGTTTCGCGCCGATGAAGAATGGCACGCTGCCCGCGCGCTGCATCGGTGCGGGCGGTTATCGAACCGGCAGTGCGCCCTTCCTGTTCGCGGCCACGACAACCAACATTTATACTTATTCGAGCGCGGGCTTTGCCAGCGTCGCGAGCGGCTTAGCGGGAAGCAAGGACATCGGCATGCGCTTCTGCCCCTATGGCGCGTTCATGCTGGCGACCAACGGGGTGGATCCGATCAAGTCGTTCGACCCTGCCTCGCCAACGACAATGACTAACCTGGGCGGCACCCCGCCGACAGCGCGCTACCTCGCGGTCGTACGCGGCTTCGTGATCGCGGGCCATGCGGGCGGTAACAGCCTGCGCATCGCGTGGTCCGACAATGGCAATCCCGCCAACTGGACGGCAGGCGGCGCATCCGAGGCCGGGCAATATGACATGGCTTCCGGAGGCGACATCACCGGAATCAGCGGCGGCGAATATGGGCTGGTATTCCAGGAGGACCGCATCCTGCGCATGACCTACACCGCCGACGACACGATCTGGCAGTTCGACGAGATTGTGAGCGATGCCGGCTGCGCCGCGCCCAAGAGCCTGGCGAGCTGGGGCAAGATGAGCTTCTTCTGGTCGAACCGCGGTTTCATGGCGTGCGACGGGGTGAGCGTGCAGGCGATCGGCGATGAGAAGGTGGACCGCACCTTTCGATCGCTGATGGACCGCGGCTATTATGGCGCGATGAGCGCGGTCGTGGACCCGGCACGCGCACTCTACATCGTGGCCGTTCCTTCCGCCGATCCCGCGACACAGGTCTTCCTTTACAATTATGCCTTGGGGCGCTGGACGAGTGCGACACTGACCAGCGAATATCTTTTCCCGGCGCTATCGCTGTCATCGAGCCTAGAGGATCTGGACGCGATTTATGGATCGCTCGATGCCGTAAGCGTGTCACTGGATGGCGCCGGGCTGCGGGGCGGCGTGCCGACCTGCATGCTGTTCGACGGCGCGCATCGGCTGGGCACGCTTTCCGGCCGGGCGCTGGCGGCCACGATCGCGGATTCGATGCGCGAGTTCATACCGGGGGCGCGGAGCCGCATCCGCAGCATAAGGCCGCTTTCCGATGCGGCCCAGGCGATCGTCACGGTCGCCGGGGCGGAGGCGCTGAGCGACACGGCGGCGGAGACGGCCTATGCCGAACGGCGACCGAACGGGACCTACCGTTGCCGCGAGAATTGGAACCTGGCACGGATAACGCTTTCAATCCCCGCGGGCGGAGGCTGGAGCCATGCCCAGGGCTATGAGGTGGAGGCAACGCCCGGAGGGCGGCCATGACCCTCCTGATCAAGGACAATGAGCGCGGCCAGCCGGAATGGAACCGCAAAGCCCGCGACGCCACCAACGGGCTGATCCGCCGCCTCGCCGGCTGCGGCCCCACCGCCGAGCGCCCACCGAAGGCGGTGACGGGGCAGATGTATTACGACACCACGCTGGGCAAGCCCATCTGGCGGCACCCGAGCGGCGTCTGGAAGGACGCGAGTGGCGCGAGCGTGTGAGCAAATGACCGGCTGGCGAGAGGAGGGGCTGACCACATGACAATGTATCCTCGGAATGTCGGTGGCTCATCGGATGTCACGCAGGCCGACGATCTATCCGCGATTTTTGGGCGTCGACCTGAATGATCTTGTGCCACAACCCGCATGGATGCGTCGTCCCAAGGCTGGCATGTTCGCGTTCAGCAAAATCTCCGCCAAAACGCCCGCCTGCGTCGGACCGCAGTTCAGTCGCTTCTTCGCCAAAAACTATCCGGGGGCGTCGCGCATTGCAGATCAATATGGCGTCGACGTAACGTTGCCGCTCGGTCTTGCAGCCAACGAGTCCGGGTGGGGCCGCGGCCGCATGGCCAGGATAAAGAATAATCCATTTGGCGCCACGCCCGACGGCGTGAATCCCGTCCCCTATGACTCTGTGTCGTCGGCGTGGGACAAGTGGGGCCAGCAATGGGGCAGGCGGATCAAAGGTGTTGGCAGCGATGCCGACAAGTTCTTAAAAGAGCTCGTCAAAGACAATCGGCATGCACAGGGTGCCGACGACAATCGAGGTCCCTATAACACCCAAGACACACAGACATATGGAAGTCCAGACTGGATACCGAGCTCACGCGGCGCTGTTACCGGGGTGAGAAAGCGCCTGCCTCGCTGGCTTGCGGCGGGATGTTGAGGGGCGAAGGCGGGGCACATGATTTCCGTTCGACAGTGTATGATTGCCAGCGCGGTGATTGCCGCGGCCCCGCTTTGGAATAAGCCGGCTACTTCTGCCACCCGCACCTTCCGGAACGACAACTATCTTTTCCAAATCACGGCTCCGGCAGGACGCCGCGTTTGCATCGCCGCCTCGGGATCGAACGCGCAAGGGCTCGGTTACAATATAAGCGCGCCGTGGGATTGCAGGCTCAATACGAAAAAATCGACAATCAGTGTGGTGGGCATCTATGCCAACTTCAACACTTCGTTCAAGACGCTGCGCGATGCGATTGGCCCCTGCAAGAGTCCGCGCGGCATTGTCAGGCCGGATATAAGCAGGAGATTGAAGTTCCGCGATCGCCCCACGGTCCAATGCATAAGGCCCGGCAAGGACGGATCGTTTGATTTGACGCTGTACACGCAAGGCAGCCGATGGAGCCATCAACACACGGCGTGCATCATTTACGACGTTTATCTGCATACGTCTCGGTCCCGCCTCGACAGGGACATTGTCGAGTTCGAGAAGTTCCTGCGCGGAATAAAGATCGGCTTTGACGTCTGCTGAGGAGTAGGCGTCCGGGCGGGGCCAACCGCTATTGTACAAATGCGCCGGCGCGGCCTGAGCCTATCCGGCTCCTTGCCGGCCGGGTGAGCAAGCGTGCGAGGCAAACAGCACACCTAAGCAAGGGATAGGCATGACCACATATCTGCGTGGCAGGGCATCCGCCTTGCAGAACAGCTCTTCGGCAAACTTGGCGGCCGTGCTCGGCATCCGCCCCGACCGACTGCTCGCCCCCCAGGCAGGGGAATCGGCCGCGCCTCGAATGTTCGCAAATCGGCGTCGCTCCAGTCAGCCAACGAAAAGCCCAATAGCTGAGGAAGGGCAGTCGCACCGCTATGTCATTTCAGAAGCGACATCCTGCTCCGCGCCCGAGGCTTTCGAAAGGATGCGGGCGGCAAACACCTCCGCGCCAGGCGCAGCTTACGCGAAAAGCGGGTTCACGCGGCGGGAAGTGCTGCCGATTAACAATCCAATTTCGCAGATGGTGGATCCGAGCAGCCGGACGATCGTCAACCAAACTTTGCCGGGCCATATTTTCTATCCCGGTACGGTAACCATCCGTACCGAGCCGTCGCCAGGCCATGGATCCAGAATCAATATAGTTGGCGTTGGAACCGGCCGACGCCCGTGGCTAAACAATGCGGTCGGCAGGCTGTTCTTCGGAAATGCAGCCGCCAGCGTCGCGCAGTCCTGTGTAGGCACACCCGCCTACATGCCTGTGCACGGGGGATAGCAAGATGCCTGATCGGCGGGGAGTTTTTTGCCTGATTTCGCTTTCCATGCTGGCGCTGTCGGGCTGCAATAGTCATCGCGAGGAGAACGTCACCGTCCAGATGTGTCTGCGAGACGATGAAGGCATCCGGCGGCTTCGCGATATCCTGCAGGAAACCGCCCACTCCGAAAGAATGGCCTTCATCGATAATACAGCCAATTTTCGCCGGGAGCTCGCCCTTGTATCCCAAACGCCGAACGAAAAAGACATGGCCAGATGGGTGATCGATTATGTCGTACAGATGGGTGACGGCATGGGGGTTACCGCGGGCAACCTGGGGCTTTCGCCGCACCAAGTCGCGCTCGGTTTCACGCCGGGATGGCATCATCGGGATGAAGGCTTCGCCCAAAGGTTGATCGCCAAATTGGAGCGGGAGTGGAAGGTGATCAGGACCTCCCCCGATCAAGGAGCCCTGCCGCTGCGGGATTGCGCCTGATCCAAGATCGCCTCGGCATTGTCTTTCCATTCGAAGGCAGGCCGAGGAAGGGAACGCCGCGAGGCGCATTCCCGAAGAGGAAGCGGCCCGCCGCGCGCAGCCAAACGGGTTGTCAAATGACTGACTGGGGCAGCTATCTCGAATGGCGGCCGGCGTTTGCCGCCGCAATGGATGAGCGGCTGCACACGCCGGAGTGGCTGGACGGGCGCTTATTGGCCGGCAGCGCTCAATTCTGGCGGAGCGAGCAGGCGGCTGCGGTGACCGAAATCCGGACCTATCCTACCGGCGCGTATGACGTTCATGGCCTCGTCGCTGCCGGCGATGCCCGTGAGGTGCGGGACAAGATCATTCCACAGATAGAGGCGTGGGGCCGGGCCATCGGTGCGCTGGGCATCATCATCGAGAGTCGGCCCGGCTGGGCGCGCATGCTGCGCAGCGTGGGGTATGAAAGCTACCAGCTGGCAACGCGAAAGGAACTCAACGCACAATGATCGCCCATTCCGTGGGATCAACGACGCGATGAACGGATATTTTGATGTTGCGTCCGTTTCTGGCCCGCGTCGCAACTGCTGGAGGTAGCGCTGACTAAGCCCGTTCGTGGCTTCAGGCTGAAGAGCCAGGCCGAAGGCGTCAGGCTGCGCGTTCATTTCCGAAGGGTCACAGAACAAGCCCTCCTGGTTCAGGGCTGCCCCGCCATTCTTCCCGCCTGAGCCGAGGTCACCATCATTCCGCGCGTCGGCTGAACAGGTGACGATGCGCACCTTTTGGCGGGCCTTTTGTTCCCGAAATGTTCATGCTAGAAATTGGATGGGGGAGATTCGCATGCCTCTTTTCGGATATCGCGCGCCGAAGCGCGTAACCGTGGATCCGAGCTGTCGTGGGCTGGCCGCTGCATACGATCCCGCGGTGCAATCCCGGGCATTGGATCTGCTCGGCTTATCGACAGCAGCGCGTAATCCGGCAGGAAGGGCGGAATGGGGCACAATGGTGTCGGAGCCCCGCTTTGGCCGCCGCTTCTGGCTCGGCCATCCCTTCAGCGAATACAGAACCAATGAAATATCGTTCGATCGGATCATGCGCGAGCGGCCAAGCCAGTTGGAAAATATATTGAGCGGCTATCGGCCGGATTCAGTCCTACTGCATACGCACCCCAATCCGCGCGATCCGGGCGAGGTCAGTCAATATGATCGGAAGCTTGGCATTCCCGTGATCGCAGTCGACACCAAGGGGAGGATGACCTGTGCCTTTTAGGAAGCTTTCTGTCAGCTCCTCTGAAATCATGGCCGCGATCATCATGATCGTGCTGCTGGGATTGCTGATCCGTGAGCATAACCTCCGCTGGGAAGCGGAGCGGCACCGCACCTATTTCCTGCCCGACGACCAGCCCTTCATTGATCGCGCGACCGACCTTTGGGCAGTCGAGAATAACCAGCCAAAGGAGGAAATCCCCCGACTGCGTTTTCCGGTTGTCGTGCAATTCCGGAACGAAACCTGCGTGGTGCTTCATCTCAAGCTTTATGCCGCGGTGGGCGGAGACCCGATCTATTGCTTCGATCCCAAATCGCTTGCGCTCACGCGCTTCGACCTGAGCCACGCACAATAAACGCGAGCGCTACCTTAGGGGCGGGATCGCACGTGGACTGAACGCCGGAGCGGCTTGCTCTGCGGCGACCGCTGCAAGCCCTTCCGGTCGATACCCTGCGACCGGCGACCGCCCACCAGACCATCAAAATGCTGGCACGATCACCGGGTGGTTCCGACCGCGCCGGCGCATCGGCATGCCTTATGACCTCAGCAGCAAGGATATGAGCCGATGGGACTTTCCTCGAGCAAGACCAAAACGAAGAGCACCACGACCTCGAGCCCGCTCGATCAATATGCTCCCTATATCAACCGGGGCCTGTCGACCGCGCAAAACGTGCTCGATACCAATCAGGGCAATCTCACCAGCATGAGCCAGAGTGCTTACGGGCTCTACGACAATCTTTCCAAGTCGATCGGAACCGGCAACGGCTTTGTCGGCAATG